CTCAATTGATTTTATTCCATTTATTGTATATTTTTGCTGATTATTTTCATATAAAACTAAATTCAAATTCGGGTCAAATAAATTTGGCAAAGCAATCGTATTTTTTGCCTCATTAATTTTTTTTACCTGATCATTAATTTTTGAAACAAAATATTCTTCATTCAAAATACCTGGCCTTAATAATTCTGGAACTTTTGGTTTTATTGATTTTTGACTTTTAAAAAATATTTCAAATTTAGAGGTTGCTTTTTGTAAAGTTAATATAAAATCTACACCCAAAACATTGGATTGTCTTCCAGTAACAAAAATACTTTTTCCATTTAATAAAACGTCAGTAGAAAATAATTTAGTTATATCATCATATATTCTTTCCAAATTAGAAGAATACTGAGACTTCACAGTTAATAAAATTTTACTATCACTTGTTCTCTTTAAATCATAAAATCTAGACCTTACATGAGGATAATTTTGATTTTGAACCGCACTAGATTTTAAAATATTAATTACTGTTGTGGCATTTAGTAATTTGTATCCACTACTATTAATAATTGCCATTAAAAAATCCCTAGTTTCTTTTATTTAGAAATTAGGGATTTATAATATAGTTCAGGTTTCTACTACTTGGGTGATTGCATCGTCAAAATCTGCAATAACTTCACGAATTTCAAAAATACGTGGAGGGACATTGTTTATGTCTGTCGTGTATCCTTTTTGTGCTTCATATAAAATTTGACGAACTGCAGCAGCAGCACGAACATTCATTTTAACTGTTACTTGTTTTTCTTTAGTCATCGGTCGTCAGCAGCACGGTTTTCAGAGAAATAAACATCAAAAGCACCTTCAGGATAACGCTTGAGAAGTTTTTGAACGTTACGAGCAACTACGTCATCAATACTGACACCAAGTGACATACAAGCTTGAGCAACATACCACATAATGTCTCCAAGTTCAATAATCAGATGTTCTCGGTTATCTTCATTGAAAGGTTTTCCTTGGAAAATCATTTTTTTAATGATTTCAAGAAACTCCCCACCCTCGGCATTAATACCAACACCAGCAGTCAGGAGTCGTTCAATATTTGCACCCTTTTCATCCAGTGCAACAAGCCTATCAGACAAAGAAAGAAAGTCTTTAGATGCATCAGAAGTTACAGCATCCACAAACTCAGCATACTTATCAAAATCTACGTGTTTAGCAGTTTCCATTAAAATTTAAATCCTTCAAACGACTTTTTAGGTTTCTTTTCTTCATAATTATACTCTTCCTCTTGTCCAGAGTCAAGTATATCCTTTTGAGCACTTTGTTCCACATCATAAAGACGCATTTTTGCTCTATCAATTCCAACTACAAATCTTTTATTCATTGTTGGGTCATTATATCTATTCTTCAATTGTTTTACCATAATCTGCCCAAGTTGTTCCAACTCTTCTGTGCTAATAAGGGCAAACATAAGGTCAGCAGTAGCAGGAAGACCAAAGGATTCACTAGTATCAGTAAGATCAGGATCGGAGCTAGAAAATCCACTACGAGTAGTTTGGGTAGCGGAAACAATTGGAACATTTGCCTCAACTGCAAGACCACGAAGTTCTTCCGCAATTGCTTTAACATAAGAGTAAGAATTGACTGAAAAATTACTCTTATATCTTGAGGACCCACAAATATTAAGGTAGTCAATGAAAATAATATCAGGCTTAAATGATTTCTTAAGAGAGACTTCATTAAGAAGTGCTCTAAAATGACCTGCGTGTGCCGAAGCAGTTGGATACTCTTTGATAATCAGAGTTCCTTGTGTTTTCTTCGCAATATTATTTACTTTCGTATCAAACATTACTTTTGGCAATGTTTCAATATCTTTGATATTAACATTTAAGAGATTTGCGTCAATTCGTTCAGCAATTTTCTCCTCTGCCATTTCAAGCGTAATGTACAATACGTTCCGTCCTTGGAGCAACACGGAGCTAGCCACATGGCACATGAATAGAGATTTCCCGACACCTGTACCAGCAAGTGCGATATTAAGAGTTTTGTTAGGGATGCCCCCTTTGGTAATTTTGTTAAAATATTCCAAATCAAATGGAATTTTGTCTTCTTTCCTGTGATAAGAGTCATATCGTTCTTGGTAATCTTTTAGGTAATCGTGTCCAATGTGGCTATCAAATCCAATAGCAAGTGCTTCTTGTAAAATTGTTGGAATGGAATCTCTAGATTTCTTTTCATCTTGCCCGTCAGCAATTTTAATACTTTCCATAAGAGCAAGATAAATTGCTCGGTCTTTACACCACTTTTCAGTAGTATCTACCAACCATTGTTTATCTGCTGGAGCATCATCAAGTTTAGAAATATAATCACAAATAATTTTGTAAGTATCTTCTGTAATATCAGTTCTTTTTTCTGTTTCAATCAAAAGAACTTCTTTTGTTGCTAGTTGTTCGTAAGCAACAATAAATTTACAAATCTCCTCAAAAACTACTTTCTCGTGAAGATTCTCAAAGTATTCATTTTTTATAAAAGGTAATACCTTTCTACAATAATCATTATTAAATAAGAGATTTCTAAGAATCGTAGTTTCAACTTTTTCCATTTCTCCTCTAACTATGGATTTTTTTTATGATGAGGCACATCAAATACAAAAGTAATTCTAACTTCATCACCAATATTTTCAGCACTATGGGGAAGTTTATTATTGAACCAAAAGAAAGTTCCAGGTTCAACAATCATAGTTTCATCACCTACACTATACCTGTATTTTCCCTGAATGGAAAGGTGATATCTATCTTTCGTAAGATAATAAGTTCCTTCATCAATATGAGAACCTACTATTTCACCAATAGGCAAAGAAAGAAAAGCACAACGACGTATTTTCTTAAAATATGTCTTTAAGAATTTAAGAATTTCTGTGTGTTTTTCGTATGCTGGTGTTTGAATGCAAATTTCAGTATCACCAACATACTGACCTTCCTTTTTTATTCCTCCCATTATTAATTGAAGAACGTCTACTGTAACAGTATATTTTGTTGGGTCAAGTTGTTTTATTTTTTTATCTTTAATATTTTTTTGTGAACCCCAATCTTCTGGATATTGTTTTATTTGTTCTAAAATTTTAGATACATCAATTCCAGTTTTTATGACCCGAATGTTTCTCATCACCCATAAGAAAATTCTTTTTTTGCTGCTTCATCTAATGCCTGCATTATTTCTGGCGTGAAGTACTTCTCTGGATTTTCATTAATAGTTTTTCCAAATTGAGTTGTACCATCTCCAATATCATAACGAGTTCCCACCTTCTTAAAGATTTCATACTTTTCAGCAAGATCAAGAAGACCATAATACTTATCAAGACCACGTTCATCATAATACAAACGCACCTCCACTTCTTTATTTTCTTTACTCAAACGAGACTTTTGTGTCTTACATTTGATGATATTACCAACAACTTCTGTTCCATCCTTTTCTTTTTTCTTAGAAAGATAGATAATAGAAGATGCTGCATATTTAAGACCAGAACCACCACTCATTTCTTTCATAGGAACATAAGAACCCACAACATCATAAGTGTGATTGGTCACAATCATAGGAATTTTTGCCTGTCCAAGTTTAAGAGTAAGCATTCGGAATGCACCTTTTACAAGTTGGGATTTAGTCATATCTCTAACTTGTTTATCATTCAATGCATCTTCAATCTCTTTTTCAGTAGAAAGCATTCCCAGAGAATCCAAAACAAACATACAAGGTTTGCGTTCTCCTTCCTTCTTTTTCAGATACAAATCAACTGCCTTTAATGCTTTGCTTCTAAACTCTTCAATTGTGACTACATTAACGACTACAATTCGGTTAATGTCAAGACCACGACCTTGAAGTAAGGATTTACTTACAGCAGCTTCAGTATCAAAGTAGAGACAATAACCATCGGGGTGATTATCAAGAAAATTCTTAACCACAGCGAGAGAGAAGAAAGTCTTTCCAGTAGAAGATTCTCCAGCAATAGCAGTAATCTTATTCCCAGATACACCACCAAATATGCTACCTGAAACCAGTGCATTAAAAATGTATGAACCTGTTTCAACATAAGTTTCAGTCTCATCAATATCAGATGCAAGTTGCGTATATTCACCTCCAATTTCTTTTACAATATCTTTAAGAAAATCCATTTTTAGTCTCCTTTTTTGAATAATTTATTTTATGTGACCAAAGTTTTGCATATAAACTGGGAAATTTTCCTTTCAATTTATTGATAATTATATCTAATTCTATTTCGTTAATCGGTAAATTCATCAAGAGAAAAATGATTCAAGGTTTACAGTTTTTTCAACTCTCCAATTAATTGCGTCAAGAATGACTTTCATTGGTTCCAAAAATGCTTTACTGAATTGTAGGTCATAATCAATGTATTTGTCTAGTCCAAATTCCTTTGGAAATTCTTGAATATAAGAAATTACGTTTTCGTGAATTGGATTTGGAAGTTTCAAATAACAAAATTTAATCTTTTCACCATTTTGAATTTTCGCATACTTCTTATCCAACTTCTTTTCTTTAATTAGATGATTATAAAGAAGTGCTCCTCTCGCGTGAATTGGAGTTCCTTTACTATAAAGAGTTGATGAAGATTTATGTTTATCTACGTCATTAATTGAACGTGGAAATGAAATTTCTTCTGGGGGAAGTTGATTAAATGCTTTACGAAAATTATCTATAAAGAAAATCATTTCGTCTTCCGTTTTAGTCATCACAATTTTGAGAGCATCCTTAATCTTTTGACGACAAGGAGCAGGAGTAGAAGATTTAACTGCTTCCAATCCCATAATTTTTAATTTAGGTTCTTCATAACGAACACCTTCACTATCCCAAACATTAAGAATATAACGCTTTTTGGC